TTGTATAGCGTCTCAGCGGCTGCAGTAAGAAAAGCAATCATCCAACATGATCCTGAAGCCTACCAAAAAGAGCAACAGCGCCGATCTGAAGAACGAAAAAAAGCCTGCCAAGAAAAAGACCGCATATCAAAACAAATGGCACGGAATAGGAATCGCAAACCTGAATACATCGAAGAAGATAAGGAAGTCGAAGCTTGGCTTGATATGCACTTCAAACTTGTGTTCCCCGCAAAGAAGAAAAAAGGAACATCAGACGCTGTACTGGTCTGGTTTGGATGTGCCCAAAGCGGTATAAAAAATGTGCTGGAGTCTCCTGAAACGACAAATGACATGAAACAAGCAATCAGAAACGCATACCGCAAGCAACCTGTAGAAATCGAAACGATTGACCAAGATCATTTCAATCCCATTGGTTGTTCAAAAGTCGGTAAAGGGGGCGGCAAATCGGACAGGACACAGCGGATCGCGATGATGAGTTAAGCGGGAAGGAGGATAATTTATGGAGCAAATATGTCAACCACCCACCACTTAATCCCTAACGGGGTTTGAAGTGGGGGCTTGTAAAAGCCTAGTTGACTAGCCTTAGCAAAAGCTACGTTTAGAGGGTGCATACCCTAAGGATGATTCCCTAGTCCCAGGCACTATGGTGGCTCTGTAATAGTTCTGATGGGTAGGAACGGTCAACCATAAACCATATAAAAAGATATGTTGCCAACTTTTATCTCAATGACAGGGTAAAAGTGTTTGATAAAACAGGGTTCATCTCTGGTTTTTGTAATGGTGGTGCTTATATTCGGGATATAGATGGCAACTACATTACCATTCCCGGAAAAACCTATAAGCAAGCTGGTTTCAACAATCTGAAGTTGATAAATCATAACAACAACTGGCAATTCATCCCCCATCTACGCTCTGCTTAGAGGAAGGGGGCTTCTTGCCACGGATTGTTAAACATAATAGCATTTCGAGGATGGCAACTACCATTGTAATCAATACACAATACTCGGGAGGGCCTAACAGATGTCCGATGTGCGGGAAAAAACCCTGATAATAAAAGATACTAGCCTAAAAAGAGGGTTTACTTCAATCCCCAATATTGTCTTGACTTCAAGTTTGAGCTTTGGTGCTAAAACAATATATTCATTGTTGCTGATGTATGCCTGGCAGGAAAAAGAAACATTCCCCGGCCAGGCACGCTTGGCCCAGGATGCAGGATGCACGGAAAGAACAGTGAGAACATATTTAAACGAATTAAAAAAAGCAGGACTAATTACTTGGAAACAGCGTGGCTTAACAAAAACCAATATCTATTACATCAATTCACTTGACTCATTCTCTGACCGGAAAGATACTTCCGGTCAAGACAGGAAACAACCAAACAGGAAAAATACTTCCGGTTCTGATCGGAAAGATACTTCCGGTCAGGATCGGAAACTCGCTTCCGACAAAGAATACACAGATCAAGAATACACAGATCAAGTGACTAATGATTCACTTCGTTCATCATTAGTCACTCACGGATCAGCAGTTAACCAAAACCCTATATTAGAGATACGGAATACAGCTTTGGATGGTGGTCATGATTCAGCAAACGCTATTTCAAAAAGACCGCCTGTAGAAAAAGAAGCTGATCATGATCTAGGTCAGTTATCTATTAAGACAGGCGATAATAATAAAGTGACTGAAAAAGATAAGCCTGACATGGATCAAGAAAAGTTACTTACAGAAAGCGGCATACAAAAAAAGCCTCTTGTAGAGAAGGGTCCTATTCTTAAACAAGAGCAACTACTCATAGATACAGGCGTAAATAAAAAATCAATGGTAGAAGGGAAGCCTAACATATCACAAGGCAACTTGTCTTTAGAAAAAGGGGTTAATAGCACGCCGCCTTCAAAGAAAGAGCCAGAACATAACAAAGGACAAGTATCTACTAGGACAGGCGAAAAAAAAGAGACTAACCTAGATCAAGAAGCGGGTTATACAGGGATAACCAATGCAGACTTAATTACAGTACTTGGCGACTCGCTAAGAGAAGTGTGGGATGGGCCTCCCGCAAAAGCCTATGGTATTGCAGGAAGAATGTATTATCTTTATGACTTTCCAGCCGCGGAAGCAAGCATTAATATCTTTCGCAGGCGTGTTGAAGCAGGCTACAAGTTCAAAAATCCTGTTGCATATCTTATGAAAGTAGCACGAGAGAAGAAAAAGGAGTTTGAGTCTGTAAGCTATGAGTTGCAAATTGAAGAAGATTACGAATACTTTGCGGAGAAATACCCCGAAGAACACTTGAAAAGGGTAGAGGAAGCGAAAAGGGTCAGTGCTGAACATGAGCAATACTTACAGGATATGCGAATGTTTCACGATGACGGATCACTACCAAGCGTGTCAGGTTTTAGCACACCATTTGAGATAATTTTTGAGGAGGATGCGAATGATTCTAGCTTCACGGGCTAAAAAAGACTTTTCCCTGTCAGACGAGCAAGCTGAAAGTGTCCTTATATCTGCTGCTCTGCAAGGAAGGGTTTTTAGTTTAACAGCGAATGACTTTCACGATCCCGATTGGGCGCGAGCATACCGTTTCATTCAAAAATCCCGCGAGGGTGGGGAAAAAGTATCACCTGAAATATTGAAGCATCGGCTCAAAATATCCCCAAGCAAACTTGCTGCTTTAAGCAATCCAACATTGGATGAAATCGAAGTTTGCACTCGTATAGTCAAAGAAAGAAGTGTAATGAGAAAGCTCTATACCTGCATGAGAGATATATTCCTGGGCAAAGGGGATGTAAACGAAAGCCTAAATAAGACACAGGATCTGATTAGAGAATATAGATCCATCGGAATGAAGGATACCCTCATTCGTGCAGGCGATCTTCTTGATGAAGCGTTGAGCGATCTGGAATGGGGCATACTCTATGGTTTACCTCAAATAGATGCCTGGACCCGGGGTATGCACCGCGGGGAACTGATCATTATAGCTGGCCGCCCATCGGTTGGGAAATCATCGTTAGCGGTTCAAATAGCGGCTAAAGCATCAATGTCTGCTAAGGTTGTGTTTTACTCTCTTGAGATGAAATCCAGCCAAATAGTGAGAAAAGCAGCTTGCTCCTTAACAGGTTTAACACCCGATACGCTTATGTGGGATGATGAAGCCCAGGATAAGATAAAACAGATGAACCTGTATGTATGCGACAATCTTATTCAAACAGTCAACGCTGTTTATGAATCAGCATTAAAACTTAAAGAATCAGTCGGATTAGATCTTGTGGTTATAGATTATTTGCAGTTATTAAAAACAGAAAGCAGGTATCAAACAAGGGAGCAGGAAATATCCGAGATAACTAGACAATTGAAATTAATGGCTCGAGAACTAGATGTTCCTGTCCTGGCACTCTCTCAGCTCTCAAGAGATTCAGAGAAACGCGGTGGCAGACCAAGATTATCTGATCTTCGCGGTTCTGGAAGCATCGAACAGGATGCAGATGTTGTGATTTTGATTCACAAAGGAAAAAACACCGAACTGATCCTTGCTAAACAGAGAGATGGTGCTACGGGTATCATCGAAGTTGACTTTCAAAAGAATATAAGCCGTTTTATAGAAAAGGAGGAAACAGATTGATACAACCGGCAAAGATTACGGGCAGGGTTTCTCTGCACGGGGGTCGGCCTGTTGCTTTTTTCCGGTATGACCCCAAGATAGTAGAGATAGTCCGTAATTTACCGGGGGCAACATGGCTCCCCGGTGTGCGGGGATGGCGTGTTTCACCCTCTGCAGTTGAGACACTAGCAAAGATGGGTTTTAAAATATCCCCCAGCGTCCTTGAATTGTACAAAAAACCAAAGCCCAGCCTGAAAGGTTTCAAAGCCAAGCTGTACCCTTACCAGGCAGAGGGAGTTAGAATCACCCTTGAAAAAAATAGGGTGCTGATTGCCGATGAGATGGGACTGGGAAAAACAATCCAAGCATTAGCCTATCTACAGGCACGCAAAGACCTTAGACCGGCAGTCATTGTATGCCCGGCTTCACTGAAAATAAATTGGCTACGTGAATGTGAGAAGTTTCTAGAGGACTGCCCTGAAAACCAGGCTGTTGCTCTGTCCGGTAAGACCCCTGAAGAAACCCAAGGGAGTATCTTTATCATCAACTACGATATTCTTAAAGAATGGCAGCCTGTCTTAAAGCCTAAAGCTGTTATAGGCGATGAGGCACATTACATAAAAAACACAAGGAGCAACAGGTCAAAGGCTTTCAAGAAACTCTGTAAAAATGCTGAATCCGTTATCCTTTTGACAGGAACTCCAGTACTCAATAGGCCAATAGAAATATATCCTTTACTTAACCTGTTGGCCCCGCATGAATTCGGCAATTATATCGCATACGGAAAAAGATATTGCGCTGGGCATCAAAAAGAGATCATTACCCGGGGCGGCATACCAAGGGTAGTCTGGGATTTTACCGGGCGATCTCATTTAGATGAGCTTAATCAAAAATTAAAAAGCACAGTGATGATCCGTCGGCTGAAAAAAGATGTTTTAAAGGATTTACCACCGAAACAATACGCTGTGGTTCCGATAGAAATCTCCAACAAGGATGCTTATATAAAAGCTGAGAATACTTTTATATCCTGGCTGGCTGAACAGGTCCATAAAGGGGTATATGACGGAAGAAGGTTAAGCGCTGCTTTAAAAGCTGAAGCATTGGTCAAAATAAATTATCTAAAACAGATTGCAGCTTACGGAAAACTAAATACAGCAATAGACTGGATAAAGGACTTTTTAGAGTCGGGAGAAAAATTAGTTGTCTTTGCCCATCACCGGGATATTATTTTAAGAATCGCTAAACAATTCCCTGGGTGCGCTGTTGTAGCAGGTGACACAAAAGACAGAATGAGTGAAGTTGATAGGTTCCAAAACGATCCTAATTGCCGCTTATTTATCGGTTCCATCGAAGCGGCAGGTGTTGGGTTAACCTTGACAGCGGCCTCAAATGTAGCCTTCCTAGAATATCCCTGGAGACCAGCGGACTTTGATCAGGCGGTTGATAGGCTCCACAGGATCGGTCAAAAATCCAGCGTAACAGTTTGGTGCTTAATCGCTAGTGTGAATGGAATAAAAACTATTGATGAAAGAATAATATCCACTCTGCAGAAAAAAAGGAGTGTGGTAGATGCCATTCTGGATGGCGAATCGGTTGAAAAAACAGACATGATCGATGATATAATTACAGCGTTTCGTAGTTGACAACTAACAATATGTTGTGATATAATGACAATAAGCCGTAGTGTGCCTATTTTGTGTCGGCAGTTTTTTAACCTATACGCGTGTACCCCCCAATAGAGATAAAACCTCTAACCTCTGGTTAAAAGTCAGGGGTTTTTTTATTTTCTGAAGTCTATTTTTTGTTGCGGTATTAGCTGCTTACAAAAATCGCGGGTATATGCCCGCTAAAAAAAGGAGGGTAAAACTTTGATACCTAAACCTGTTCGCATAAAATCAAAGAAAAATATTCAAGAGTGTCGCAAAAATTACTGCGAATACTGCGGGGAAAAAGCTACAGGTGAACCTCATCACATCAGGCCCCGCAGTTTAGGCGGCTCAGATATTCCAGAAAACTTAATTCAGTTGTGTTTTGACTGCCATCGTGCGGCACACGATGGCAAGATATTATATCCAGCATTTGTGGCTATTGTAGCCAAACGTGAAGGATTATCTATTGAAGATGTCTGTTCACGCATAGGCTGGCCTGTTCCTGAAGAAGTAAAGGTCGAAATACCAGGTTCCAGCACATATACTTTAGACGAGCTGATTCAGTTATTTATATCAGTGCAGGAAAGCGAAGATGATACCAGATGGACAAAAGGAGCAGTTTGCCTAGCCATCACCGAAGGAATGGGGGTATCTGTCAGGCGAACTGCATCTTGGTTGGGTTGTTCTGCGGCTCAAGTCAGGGAACTGGCAAAGACGTTTAAAGCGTTTCCTGATGAGTCGAAAAGGGTTCCCTCACTGTCCTGGCGGCACCACCGAATTGCCGCTAATACAGATAACCCAGAGAAATGGATTACTTTGGCCGCAGATAACGAATGGTCAACCCGGCAGATGCAGGAACAGGTTGATATTGCTAAGGGTAAGGTTACGAAACATGATCTTCAGCTAGAAAAAGCCGAAAAAGCCTATCGTCTAGCTGAAGAGGTTTTGAAAGAAGGCGGGCCCCCCGCCTTTTGGTTGGGCTTAAAATTAAGAGAAGTGTTAGATATTGAAAGTTCTTTAGCAGAAGGTTTTTGAAAAATCCCCCGTATAGCTGGGGGTTTATTTCTCTGGATAGTTATTTGCGGTAAGTGCCGCTCATATTTTTTTGCCGGTTTTCCGGCTTAAGAAGGGAGGAATAAGCTCACATGCCTCTTTATCAAGTAAAAGCAAAAGTCTTAATCGGAATTGAAACAGAATTTGACGACACAGAAATGCCAACACCAGATACAATTAAATTTTGCGTGGATGAGGGGCATTGATTATCGGCATATAACCTTAGCCATATAACCCGGAGAATCCGGGTTTTTACTTTTTCTGTAGAGCATTTCAACTAAGGAGGCTGATTAAATGGTTAACTTCACACAATATAACTACGAAGAAATAGCAAAAAAGTTAGAATATATTTTACCTCACTCCCTCCATGTATTTTGCGTAGCATACCAAGTTGTTTCAGAACTTCCACCGGGTATGCTCTCTCAGCAGGAAGAGAGAGATTTACTTATGGCCTCGCTTTTGCACGATATAGGAAAGTCACAATGGCCGGTTAGCTGGCATGTAGAACCAAAACACAAATTAGGAACAAATGC